CGCTTCCGGGAGATCAACAACATTAAAAATGAGGAGCTTTTTACAATAAAAAAAGGTAGGAAAATTAAATATTATGCGTGAAACGTTTAAAGGTTTAGTGTTTAAAAGTTAATAGATAATTAAGAATGAAAAGTAGAGAACACGTAGTTACTAATGGAAGAGCAGTATTTTACGCTTGTATGTGGGATGATTTCAGGCAAGCGGCTTTAAATAATGGATGGGCTTTGGGATTACACGGTAGTTTAGCAAGTGATATGGATATAATGGCAATGCCGTGGATTGAGAATTGTAGTGGTATTGATGAAATGATTAAATCCCTTGAAGATTGCTTAACTATACCTGATGCCGCTGCACATTTTAAAACAAAAAGAAGTGATGATAAGCCTAATGGTCGTGTAGTTTATACGGTTCATATTTTTTCAGATTTTTATCTTGATATAAATATAATTGACATAAACTAAATAAAGCCTCAGAAATCAAAAGCAAAAATGAAAGTTAAAATAAACGGTACTTATATAAAATTCTTTGATGAGCTTACTTATGCCTTGAATTTGGATAGTGTGGCTTCTGTATTTTCATTTGTTGGGAGATACAATCCGGAGAATCCGCTGCATAGGAAAGTGTTTAAGCCATTGTCATATGCAAGGGTGGAGATATTTACCAATAAAGATATTTTGTTGCTCACAGGCACCATTGTAAATCATTCTTTCAATTCTACTCCTACTCCGCAACTATGGAATCTTTCAGGGTACTCTTTGCCCGGCATTTTAGAAGATGTAAATATAGATTACAATCAATATCCGTTAGAATCCCTTCAGCGGAATTTAAAGGATATTACAGAAAAATTAATAACACCCTATAATTTAGGTTTGGTGATAGATCCATCAGTAACTAAAGACGTCAATATCAATTATGAAAAGTCTGTAGCCAAACCTTCAGAGAAAATAAAAGATTATTTGGCGAAAATTGCAAGTCAGCGCAATATCGTATTGTCTCACACGCCTAAGGGGGAATTGCTGTATTTTAGGCCAGATACCAAAGCCGCACCAAAGCATCGGTTCAAGAAAGAAAATGGTATTGAGATGAGCCTTGGAGTGCAGGGGCAGGGATTACACAGTACAATCAGTATTTTGAGGCAGCCATCAGATGATGCCGGGAACCTTGCACCTGTGGATACCGCTAAGAATCCGTTGATTACCGTTTATCGACCCGCTGTACAACAGCTAACTTCAGGATCTGATACTGCTACAAAAATGGCAGCAGATAATGAACTGGCTGCCGAACTAAAGAATATTAGTTTAAGCATTAGCGTGAATAAGGTTTTAGATTTATCTCCAGGTGATATTGTTGAGGTAAAGAATGACGAAATATTCCTGTTTGAATACACTAAATTTATGATTAGCGCGATAGTAGTAAAAGAAACTACAAATTCTGATGATATGAAACTGACATTAATGCTTCCGGAAGCCTTTACAGGGGAGATTCCAAAAAATATATTTGTATGATTACAACTGCCAGGGTTAAAGAATGGTCTCTTGAAAAAGGAAAGCGGATTTTGAAAGTGTTGCAATTTGGGGCCAAGACTTCTAAGGTAGCAGCTCCATTTGGGGATGATGCCAATCCTGTAAAAGATATGACGGCAATCCTGGCAGAAACAGGGGTTGCAGGGGAAACGGTCATCATTGGTTATATTAACGACAATCAGATAGCTGAGGTTGGAGAAAAAAGAATATTCAGCTTAGATGCCACCGGGAAGCTATCTACATATATTCATCTTAAAAATGATGAGACTATGGAGATTGGTGGGAATGCAGATTACGCTGTACGATTCAGTAAATTAAAAGAGGGCATAGATGCTAAAGATCTGCAGATAGTTTCTGAGCTTACGAAAATTCAATCAGCAATAACTACATTAGGTGGAGTTTATATTCCCGGAACTGTCAATACAGATATTGAAGCCGCTAAAATCAATACGGTAAAAGTAAGTTAATAACTTATTATAAATCTTTTAAACTATTGAATTACAAGTAAATAGCTTAAATAAAAATTTCACTTAATATCGTTAAATTTGAATTATGGAATGTACACCCCGCGAATATATTGAATCCAAAACAAATTTACTGGCCAGAATTCAGGCTATTGATGCTTTGATTGATGCGATGATCTTAAGTCTGGCAGATTATGCGGCCGGGCAAAATACGGCCATAGAGGAGTATCAGATGGATGATGGCCAGATGAAGATCCGGACCAAGTACAGAAGTCCGAAAGATGTAGATGCTGCGGTCATTCAGTTTGAGAAAATGAAGCAAATGTATGTGAACCGATACAACGGGCGCATTACATATTTGAGAGATAACAGAACATTTAGAAGATAGTATATGGGTTTTAAACAGTCAATAAGAAATTTCTTTTTTGGTGATTTTCACCCGGAACAATCCACTTTTATTGCCGGGGAATATTCAAATATGACACCGGTAAGAACTACCCAATTTAACGGAGAGAAAACCCCCCAGGAATTAGGGGAAATACTCAATGTATTACCAGACTTTCAAAGCTTAAGACTGCGGGCTCACGAGGCAGACCTAAAGAGTGATGTGGTGAAGATTATCACCAACAGATTCTTTAAGTGGATTATAGGAACCGGGTTAAAATTACAGTCTGAACCTATAATTGAAATCTTGAGAGCCGAAAAAATAACCGATTCCAAAGACCTTTCAGATTTTAGGCAATCTGTAGAATCCCGTTTCAATTTGTGGGCCAGATCCAAGAAAGTAGATTATAAATGCAGGCTTCACTTCATACATTAGCTAATGATGCGTTAAAGACTTCTTTTTTAGGCGGCGACTGTTTGGTGATTCTAAGAGTAGAAGATGGAGAAGTGAATGTTCAAATCATAGATGGCCAGCAGGTACAAACTCCTATCTTAAATGACAAATTCCATAAAGAAGCCACGTCAAAAGGCAATATAATTAACCACGGGATTGAAAAGGATAAACGCGGTAGGCACGTGGCCTACTATGTAAAAACCTTTAAACCCGGTTCTTTCCTGGGCGAATATGTACGCATTGAGGCCTACGGCAAGAAGACCGGTAGGAAAATGGCTTGGATGATGTATTTTGACAAGCATAGAATAGATCACGACAGGGGTATTGGAGGCCTCACCTCTATTTTAGAAAAAATTGAGAAGCTTGACCGTTATACCGAGGCCACTGTTGGAAGTGCTGAAGAGCGTGCAAAACTGCCATTCTTTATAGAGCACGATGAACACAGCACCGGTGAAAACCCTATGGCCGGAAGGCTTAAAAAGGCGTTGGGGAAAGATGATGATTCTGCTGTAGATTCTTATTCAGAAGGAGAAAATAAAGCAAAACTTATACAGAATACCACCTCAAAAATGGTGTTCAATTTACCTAGAGGAGCCAAGATAAGTGCTCCAAATGCTAATACCAGTGAGATCAACTACCCTGAATTCTGGAAAGCAGTATTTCAATCCTTGGCCGCGGCTGTAGATGTTCCCCCGGAGGTCGCTCTTCAGGTGTACAATTCCAATTATTCTGCCAGTCGCGCTGCCATTAACGGGTGGCAACATTCCATTAATGTACAGAGACAAAAGCTCACAGAGGATTTTTACCAACCAATTTTTGAATTATGGTTGGAGCTCAAGGTTTTAAAATCTAAGGTAAATGCACCCGGATATCTCCAGGCTATCAGGGAGCATAAAACAGAAGGTTTAGCCGCTTATGCCAATTGCAGATTTACCGGATCTAATATGCCACATATAGATCCTAAGAAAGAAGTGGATGCAATACGAAGAATGTTAGGATCTGAATTGGATCACGTGCCTTTAATCAATTTAGAACAGGCCGTTGAGAAATTGAACTCCGGAGACTGGAGTGAGAATCACAATAAGTATAAAAAAGAAAAAAAATCAATAGAACCCGTAGCAAATGTCGCAGTTAAAAACGAAAATAGAAAATAAATCAAGTGCTTGGTCTCTCAGGAAACGATTTCGCGTAGGAAGTGTATGTAAACACAATGATGTAGCCTATGTGAATCTCACCGGGAGGAATACAGAACCGGGAATTGGTACAGATTGGATGTTGGCCTCCACTATTGTTGAGGTTTTAGACCTGTTGACATCTACCGAAACAGGGAAAGCACTTTCAGCGAACCAGGGAAAGGTTTTAAAGGACCTAATAGACGGACATACCGCTAAGTTTTCAGACTATATTTTACTAACTGAAAAAGGCACAGCAAATGGAGTTGCTATTTTAGATAGTAACGGGGTGCTCTTGGATAGCCAATTAGGAGATCTTGCAATAACTGATACGCTCACGCCAACAGAAACCACACTAGCAGCTTTTGCTACTAATAACGCTGCCTATGCTTTTCAAAAAGGGGATGTGATCATTATAGATGATGGTGCCGGGAATGTGGCTCATTACATCTTTAAAAGCGGAGACAAAACTTTAGAAAGCAGTTACTCTCAATTAAATGCAACAAAAATACCTGTAAGTGCGGTTAATGGGTTGCAGGCAGAGTTGGATGCGAAGGCAGAAAAGGAAGCTTTTGAAATTCATTTGACAGATGAGGCTGCACATAATGATAAATTCGCTTTAAAGGTGGATAAGGCTGCCGGATTTGGTTTGAGTGAGGAGAATTTCACGTTACCGGAGAAAAACAAGATCCCAGACCACGAGATAAGAATAGGTCAGCTTG